CCCATATTAGAATGATATACACCATTTAAATCTATAATTCTACGTTTATATAATCTTTGTAAATGAAAGCCTTCTCTTTCATAATCCTTTTTCATCTGTAATAACTTTTGCATATGATTAGCTTGAGAAGTAAATTTAAAATCAGGTCCACTGTACTTCATTCTAGTATTTTCAACAGAAGCAAGTTGTATACCTAACCATTCTACAATCATATAGGTAGAAAGAACATTAACCTATTCAAGAGTAAGAGGTCTTGTAAAAGCCCATGTATACTCTGTAGAAATTACTTCTCCTTCTTCATCTTTATGCTATATTTTTATATAACCAAATTCTAAAGCTTGACGAGGAAATTCAAACTTTGGAATAGCAGAGGTCAAAAGCTGACGAAGAAGATGTAAAGTATCTTCTTCGGTCAACTCTAAAAACATATCATCAGTTATTTTAGATAAAAAGCTATTATAAACAACAGAAAAGCGTGTTATTTTCATGTTTCCGCCTCCTGTAGATTATTATCAATCTTTTATAACTACTCTGCGGGCGCCGGTGCTTCCGGAATTGGACGTATCCGAATCTGACTTGGACGGGACCGCCGCACGTCTTTTCATAGTTTCTTTTTTCTCTACTATATTTTCTTCAACTATTTTTAAATTTTCAATTGCATTAGTAACATTAAATCCAAGTTTCTCTTGAATAGCTTGTCTCTTAGCAACATCATTTAAAGGTAATTCAACTGCAATATTTTTAATACTTTCCTTAACTCCCTCTGGAGCAAAATCAAGACAATCTAAAAACTCATCTAAACTACCTTCAGTCATTAATCTAACTATATCTTCTTTTGTATAAAAATATTCTCGTTCTGGAGTCATATTTAATTCTTCTAAAATCTACCCATCTTTTATAATTAAATAATCATTTAAAATAACATCTCCACCAGGAATATAAGATAACTTTCTTAACTCTTCGTAAGTAACAATCTTCTATTCACCATCTTGATATACTCTTTGTAAATTTCCCATATCTGGGATGGTATAACAAACAGTGCCATTACCCTTACGATTAATAACTTTTACTTTTTTACTATCTTCCATTATTTACTTTTCTCCTTTTAATCCTAAAAAAATAAAGGGGAAGATATTATCTACCTTCCCCATATAATCTAATTATCAGCCTTCAGCCATGTTTTTCTTGAGAGCTGTATTTCTATAAACACAGAGACCTGGATTAATACTGTAAACAGCAACACCAAATTTCTGATATGTATGAATTGTTTTGCTCCAATCGTCGCCATCAACTTCCTTAACCTGAGCACTTCCTTCGAAAGCAACTTTAACAGGTTTTTCGGAACCAGTAGGAATAATCCAGCAATAAGATGGGTCAATAACTTTTACAGCATTGGTTTCATCTTCAAAAGATTGAGGAAGAACAATAACCTGATGACCTTTATAATCACCAAGATAACCTTGATTCCATCTTCTATCTCTCATATTATCAGAAACCCAACCAGTTTGAGGAATCATTGTAGCAGCAAATTCAAATGTACAATAAATAGAAGCTTTTCCATAAGTATCAGCAACCATTAAAAGCTTATCAAACTGAGTTTCATTAAATGTACTTGCGTCTGTAACTTTATTATAAGTACCAAGATTTGTTACTGTAGAAACTAAAGCTTTTGCAATTTCTTTATAAACAGCTTCATCCATTCCTTCAAGAACAATGTCATAAACATCAGCCATTGTAACTCTACCATCAAGGAACTCTTCAAACGCAATCTGAGCGGCTCCGCCGTAAGCAGTTGGTGTAACTTCTAATGTACGTCCATCAAGCTTGAAGACTTCATATCTACCAGCAAGACCAACTTTAGTAACAAACTGTTTTGCTCTACGTCTAGAAGCTTCACTTATCTTCTGATAGAAAATAGGTTGAACCCCTTGTGGGAAAGTACGAACATCAGCAAACTGACCATACTCAGCAAGAACCCTTGGAGGAAGAACCTCTGTAAGTTGAATTTCAACCAATTCGAAAATTGTATTTTTATTCTGTCTATAAAGAGCAGGTGTAGCTGCAAGTTCTTTTAATTCTTTTCTAAATGTATCTTCTAAAGCACTAGCAGAAAGCGTTTCTTCTCCATAAGAGAATGTTAAAGAAGGATTAACAGACGCTTTAGCTGTAGCTCTAGCTAATTCGATTAAACTTTTTCTTTCTAAAGCCATTATCTTTTCCTCCTCAACTAATTCTCTGAATCTTAACACCAGGTTGACCATCTGGCATTGTATAAACTTTACCAACCTGCCAAATCATACCAGTATCAGCTGTTGTAGCAGGTGTTAAATAACCAGTAGCAGTATTTACTTTAAGTAAATCACCGACTTCAAGACTTGCACCAGCAACAGTAGAAGCTGGAGATGTATTAGCACCAAAAGTATTTGTTGTGAAAATATCACCAATCTCAGTTCTTAAAAGTCTAGGAACCATTGTGCCACCCATGAAATTAGTTTTCTGCATAGCATAGTCTTTAAGACCCTGTGCTCTTTGATCATAAAGCTTAATTTCATTCATGACAAGCATATATTCGCCTTTGCCAGTTAAATTACATTCTCCTGCTGCATAATCATATTTTAAAAACATACCATTCTCAAGAATGTTAAATGTTGTAGAAGCAGGAAGTTGTGCATAAATCTGGCCATTTGTCTGAGCAGAAAGATGATTTGGTTCAACTTGACCAAAACCTTTTCTGGAAATCTGCGTTTTTTCAGGCATTATCGCAATCCTCCTTAATTAATCAATCATTATCTATATTATTTTTAACGGCTTTTACCCAATCAGGTAAACTAGAGTCATCTTCTGAATAGGTAAATGTTGTAGTAACATCTTCGTCTTTATTAGAATCAATTTCTTCAGTAGTTTTTTCTTCTACATTAAAATTAATTTTCTTTTCAAAACAAATAACAGCAAGTTTTGCTTTAATTTCATCTAAAGAATATTTTGTTTTATTTTCAATTACATCTTTTTTATCTTCTTCAGAAAGCATGTAAAATTCTTCAATTAAAGCATCTTTCTTTTCATTTTCAACATTATTTTTAAACTCTACGAGTTCATCATATTCAGCTTTTAACTGATTATAATTTGTTGAAAGTTCATTATATTGCTGTTCTAATAAAGAGTATTTATCTTCGTCGTCTTCCTTTTTATCATCGTCTTCTTTGTCATCATCTTCAGAAGTATTATCTTCTTCTTTTTTATCATCCTCTTCATTTGCCTTAAAATCATTCTCAGGCTCTTTATTTTCATTTTCATTCTCACCAGAGGCTTGGAAGTTTTCTTCTGGAGCAGGAGACTCTTCAGGGACAACTGGTTCAGAAGGTTCAACATTTTCCTGAGATTCAAAATCAACAGGAAGTTTTTCTTCTTGCGCCATTTCATTTCCTCCTTTTAGAGCATCTTTTAATTCATTAATCATTGAAAACAATGTTTTTTTAAAATTGTCATCAAGTGATTTACTAAAATTAGAACTTACAATAGGCTTTGTTACAGAAGCACCTTCAAAACAAGGCTCTGTATCATCTCCTAAAATGCAAAGTTTAGTAAATATTGCATCATTGATTATAAAAAATTCAACATCATTTTTAATATTTGTTGCCCAATGACCTTCTAAAGATTTTTCATCAAGTTCCATAGATTGAGGTTTTCCTTCGTCTATAACAGTTTGAACTTCTTCAAATTGTCCAGTCCAAAGATAACCAGTAGTCATGAGATACTCTCTCTATACCTCATTTCCAAATTCATCTGAGTCGTTAAACTTTTGAAACCATACTTTAGCATCAGGAGCAACAAATCCATATGGTTTAGTAAGACAATTAAAATGAATACCCTAATCGTCCCAAACCATTTGTTCACCATGATCTGCAAAATCTTCTTTTTGCTCTTTGTAATAACCAACGATAGGAGCGCCACGTAAGGTTTTTGCCATTTCCGTAGCAACTTCTTTTGAGATATAACTACGATTTCTGTTTTCTCCAATATATAATACTTTAATTTCACATTTTGACATTAAAGGATTAATATCAAGAGGTTGTAAATTTATAAACTAAGGAGAATTGATCGTAGCAATAGATTGATGTGGCAACGCCATGATTATCTCCTTTCGTCACATACTCTATCTATTTTGTATAGTTTTATCGCTCTTTTCATTATCAGGTTTTTCTGGGCGGCCGGCCTAACCGTTACCGCTACCAGAAGTATCTGTCTTATTTTGTTCTTTACCGGTAACGTTACCCCTTCCCGCGAGTGCTTCCGCATTCATCGTACTACTCATCATTGGTGGGATAAATACACGTACCAAATCAAGAATATCATTCTCAAAGTAAGCATTAGCTAATATAGAACTTTGAGACTGTCCAAGTGCAACTTGTGGTAACATCTTAGAAAAACCAACCTGCATTTGTTCTTTATATAACTTAGATACTTCCTTATAATTATAAATAGTAGTATTTAAAAACTGTGCCTTATAATAACATTTTTTAGGAGATTTATTAAAAGGCTAGAGCAATAAATTTAAAAATGACTCAAATTGTAAAAGAAGATCATACATAGAAGCTTCATCATTAAGTATAGAATTTGTTAAAGCTGTATTACCATCACTATTGAACTGTAACTGTGATACACCAGCTTCGTTATAAACTGTTCTTTCTACTTTTTCAAGTTCATCAATATTAGACTGATTACCTTTATCAGACATATCAGCAACATCAACTTCAGCAAAAGTAGTTAAAACATCTATACCAATAGCCTTACCTAACATATTAACTGCATTATTATGTAAAGCCTGAGCTTCATCAATATCAAAAATTAAATCACCATTTTTATCTATTGGCATCTTTTGAATAATAATCTTCAAAAGTTTTTGAGCCATCTTTTTTCTATCTAAATCTTGTGCTGCATCCAAATCTAAAATATAAGGAATAACAGAAATAAAAGGTGGATAATCATTATCATTTAAATTAAATTTTATAGTAGAACGATAATCCAATAAATACCAACTTCCTGAATCACCAGGAAAAGCTTTAGGAAGTTTCTTTTGCTTATATAACTGATACCCTTTTTTAAATTCTTTTGGATATAAATTTAATACTTGATTTCTTTGTTCTGCATCTTTATAATATACATCAAAAAATCTCATATCAAACTAAACAGCAGGGCGGTTATTTACTTCAAATCTAGATCTACAATAGTTAGGAAGTAATTCTTGAACTACAACCCTACCATTTTGAGGAATTAAATAACCATAATAACAACCATTTTTTACAACTTTTAAAGCAATTTTTCCACAAAATCTTTTTATCTAAAATTCATCAAAAAACTTTAAAATTTTAAAGAAATTAGAAAACTGTTTTTTCCGTTGTTTTTCGTTAGCAGTCTAATCTACTGAACTATCATATAATCCAGCAGTAGTATCTAAAAGACCTTGGCATTCTTCTATATAAGGAGTTACAAACCAATCATATTTATATAAATAAGCCATATAACGACAAAGTCTTGAATAAATACCACTTGTTTTATAAAAGAAATTAGAAATCTATCTCATTCCTTCTATATCACCCTAAGCAATAGCTTTTAAGACTTTTGCTTTATCACCTAATCTTGGATTAGCTTTTTTTAAATCTCCATAAGAAATAATTGCATCTTCTAGATATTTTGCACCAACTTTTATTTTAGAGAAATCTTTCGGTACATACCTCTCGTCAGTGTCTTGAGCAAAGGACATTTTAAAACCTTTTTTCTTTATCTATGCCATTCTATCTCTCATGTGACACCTCTTAATTAATATCCAGCACGTTCCATAATATAATCATAACTAATCATTTCTTCATCCCAATAAGGAATTAATATTAAATTAATGTTATGTTTTTTACAGTATTCTCTTTTTCTCATATCATAAAATTGCTGTTTTTTTAATCCAGTCATACCACCAAATTTAGATTTTGGTTTATAATGTTGTATCCCTTGATACTAAATTAAAAAATCTATATCACCATCATCATCAAAAACAGCAAAATCAAAACGTAAAGGATGACCACTAGAACTGACTAAATCATCAAAACTATATTCTTCTTTAAAATCTAATCCAGCCTAATTTAAAATATCTTCTATTTTTATCTATCCGTAAGAAGCTCTCATAGTCTCTCCTTTCTTTAACTAATATTATTTTAAAAAACTTACTATAACTTTTATTTTTTTTGTCCGAATCAACTAAAAAACATTAAATCGGAAACTTTAAAACCTTTTCTTTTCTTTTTTTTATCTTCTTCTTGTTTTATATAATATAATCCATATATAAAAGCAGAAAATTTATCCTTATTAATACTTCTTGAAGATTGTTTTAAAATAATATTAACTCCTTCATTTTCTTCTACTAAATTAAGAGTTTGTGCTTTAAGAGCATCTGTTAAAACAAAAGGCATAAGATAATCTGCTCTTTGATCTGGACTCATATTTTGTCCTACTTTTGTACTCATTAATTTAACTCTAGCTTGAGATTCATCAATAAGCATTTTTATACGTCCAGAAGATAACTGTGTTTTAGCATAAGTATAAGCTTCTGTATTAATGGGAGCATTAGCTTTTACAAGATAAAGAGCATTTTCTTCTACTTCTGGACCTTTTACTTTTTTATAAAGATCAATAGTGTCTTGAGCAGTACCGCCTTCAACACCAAATGGAGATAACTCATCTCCTGTTTCTGGATCTATTTGTGCTTTAGTCATAAAATCAATTAAACCGACACCAAGTCCATTAGCATCAACAGAAAGAACACGGGCTTTATATTTATAATATAATTTTTTAAGTTTTACACTTTGCTCTTCAAAATCTTCTGCTTCATAAGTATATATATTAACTAAACTCTTTAATGCTGCTCCTTGTGGCTGAGGAGTTACCTTAAATACACAAGCTTCAGTTGTACATTTAATACGTCCAACGTCAACTCCTATTACATAATATGCAGATTTTGAACTGCGGCCGCTATATTCATATTCAGGCTGGAGTAATGTACGGTGTTTATCAAACTTATCGCCAGAAAAGAAAGCGTTCTAAGCATCACCAGACCAAATGCTTCGATATTCACGGTCAAAAGAATCTTCGTTAAAAGTACCAGAAAGTTTAAGCTGATCTACAAAATCTTCATTTAAAAGACCTTCTTTAATAGGTGTTTCATATGTACCACCCATTATCATAACTTCATCAGGATTTATAATACTTTGTACAAGAAGCTATATTAATTTATCATA